CATATTACGGGCTTTTTGTGCAATGTGCTCTAGCAGGTGAGCAAAAAACGTTCCCACGACAGGTGGAGATGTCTGCACAATCGGAAGTTGCATAAAGGCTACATGAGTGGCGATGTGAGCATCGTGATCCTGTTGTGGAAATGCCTGTAGAGTTTCGCCCATTAACGCACGAGCGTTCTCTATACTTGGATCCATAGGTTGTTTTTCCGGCTGTGGTGGAAGTATCTCGTCAATGTTCTGTACTTCCAAAGCTTGATACATGCGCCGGTACGCGGCTTGCAGATTATGCAGTTGTGGATTGGACTGCGCCAACTGCAACTGTGTCTGAGCCAAGGTTACTCTTTGGGCCATAGAGAAGATGTTAGGGTCAGACACTGGGAGGATATCCACCCTGTCATCAAAATCCTCTGCCTTAACCTCCGAGGGCGCACCAGCAACTTCATAAGGATACATCGGGGGTAAGTTCTCCGAAAAAATCCTTGCTAATAAACGAAACTCTGTTTTCTGTGCGTAGTGCAACCTTTTATGTATGGCAGACATAACCTTCATGCCACGCTCCAAAAGCGCAACAGTCGTGCCTACAGGCATGTCCTGACTCATGTTGCTAACCTGCTGATCAGCAATAGAGATAAATCGACGACCTCCTTCAATCAGCGAACCAAGCAATTGTGCAAGTGTAGCAGATGGTTCTTTAAACGGCAGAGGTATAATCGATCCTCTTATATCGCCTCCTGGAGCATCGATGTCTCTAAACTCACCGGGAGACAACGGTTCATCGTCATTACGAATACGAATACCACGAGCTTTAAAACCAGACGGTAAGTTCGCCAGTGTACCAGCGTCAATCAGCTGACGTAGAATGCTTGTAGCAGCACGGCCCAAGCCACCAATCATATGTATCAAACCAAAACCATAAAACCCTAGTCCCGGTAGAAACTTGTAATGAACAAAGTACTGTCTCTTACGCTTAAACGGATCGTCAGCGTCGTAGTTTCTGCGAATGGCAAGAATGTCTCCAGAACCGTGATCCAAGGTCACAATATAAGGAAGCTTAATACCTGTTGGCTCTCCCTCCTGATTCACATCCTCAAAGCCCTCAATATCAAGGTTAACGTGCATTTCCAAAATACTATACACATCATCGGAATAGCTCTTTGAAACGCCCTCAAGCTTATCAATCTTATCTCTTACCGGATCGTCTTCCAAATCACTCGTGCTCAGATCCACATCACGAAACACCTGTGCAACCTGCATTTTACGCAATTCATTCTCATCCATACGTAAAACATGTGTAACACGGGGAGCCGTGGTTAAATCCGTAGCCGTATATGGAATGATTAAATCTTCTGCACCAATGAATTTCGAAACAGCCCTGTCTCTCGGTCCATCAAAATATATCTTTTTAAACGTGGATCCAGACAAAGGAAGATAAAACAGCATCTGATCCATGTCAGGATCAAACTCCTCCATAACTTCCATAATCTGATAATTCATGAAATCCTTTACTCGAACAGCCTGTGCCTCACGTTCTGGTGTTTGAGCACCCATAACCTGTGTTCGAACAGGACCGCCAGCAGGAAGTAACTCCTTATACGCCTGTGCCTGAAACTGTGTAACCGATTCCGATATCAACGGATGCGTAACTCCTGAAGCTCCTTGAAACGGTTGTGTTCGTTCCTGATAGTTTATACCAAGCAAATCCAAACCCTTGGTGTACGCTTCTCGCCACTGGGAACTCGATTCTAAATCGTCTTCGTACTTCTCTCTTAAGTCAGAAGAAATCTCGCCCAAAATGCCCTCTGGCAAAACTTCTGCCAAGTTCGCATCATGATCGTACTCTTCCGTTACAACTTCGGCCTCCCCTTCAAGCATACCTTCGAGAGCTTGAACAATCGCACCGCCCATGCCGTCTTCTATAACTTCTGCCCCTCCTGCAAAGTCTTCAGCTTGAGGTATATCTACGTCAACAGAAGGAAGGTCTTCCGTTGCTCCACCTTGCATAAGGCCAGAATCAATTAAAGATGAGGGGGGTCTAGGGGGAAGTGCCATCAGTAATACTCCTTCTCTTTTGGATACCAACTCTCGGTCATGTCGTCTTCTCCTTCTAGCGTAATAAAGCCGCCTTGTCGAAACCTTATCAGAGCCATAGTCATGCTGTCTACAAAATCATCGTGGTCTCCGTTAGGAAACGCGGCGCATTCCTCCACAACTTCCTCGGCGAAACTCTTCTCAGGAGCCCACACCATGCCGGCTTCAAACAGAGGTGCAACCGTGTGCATTCGCGTCACCTTATCACGACCTTTGCCTGGTGTATAGTTCATAACTGGAATTCCTGCTCTTCGCATTTCATCCGTTAAAGGCATCCCACTGGCTTTTGCTTCCACAATCACCATGTCAGGCTCCCAATACTCATACTCCTCTCCTGCCGCTTCTTTAAGCTCTGGAAAATTCCAACGCCCACGCCGAGCGTCCATAAGTATAATATGATCAGGACCACCGTCCTCCGGATTAAACACACCCCACGTTGTTATCGCACTGTAGTCAGCCGATTCCTTCTTACTAAACGCCGTGTCGTAACTCTGTATAATGTACTTCACAGGAGGTATTTTCTCCTTTTCCCACAAATTCCACCACTCTTTTTTAACAATTGCACCCTCCGCAGCGGTCGGTTGTTGCTGCCATTGGGCGTTCCATTTGCCCACAGGAAGGGACGCTTTGACCGCTAAAAGGTCATCTTTACCCCAAAATTCAGGCCATAATGGGTCATTTGACGGCATAATCGCCGGAAACTCCACAACTTCCCATGTATCCGATAAAACGTCCGATCCTTGAGATTTTATCAATCGACCCGTTAAATCCTTCATGCCCCAACGGGTCATAACAACAATAATCGCTCCTCCAGGCTGTAAACGCTGTCGAGGACCAGATGTATACCACTCAAATGCGTTATCAAACGCAGATTCGCTCAACGCATCTTGCTCCGAGTGCGGATCATCAATAATAAACAAGTCTGCACCACGACCCGTGACCGCCGCACCCACACCAGCAGCGAAATACTCGCCCCCAGCTTCGGTTTCCCACCGTCCTGCCGCTTTACTATCCGCTTTTAACTCTGCTTTTGGAAAAACGTCCTTATATGCAGGGTCTTCAAGCAAATCTCGCACCTTACGACCAAACCGAACAGCCAATTCCGTGTTATGAGTGGCCTGTATGATCTTTAATTTCGGATTTCGACCCAAAAACCACGCCGGCATAAGGTAAGATGCAAACTCAGACTTGGAATGACGGGGCGGCATGTTCACAATCAGCCGTTTTAGCTTCCCTTGAGCAATTAATTCAAGCTTTTCAGCTATAACACGGTGATGACGGCCCTCAATAAATCCCTCATACACATGATGAACAAACGGCATGAACTTATCTCGTGCTTCTTCACGCACGGAAAGTCGAACTTGTGCCTGTTTTAAAGACAATATCTCCCGTAGGGCTTCTTCAGGTACACTATCTAGGTTCATCTAAGTGAAACTATCCCACCGTTTCTCGCTACAAAGACATTCGCATAAGGATCGGCAAACGGATTAACCTGATTTGCTCGAATGAAATCCATACTCGGAGCAGCATACGTATTTCCCGAATAAGGAACCAAACTCGGCTGTAAAAACGAAGGAACCTGAATGTTCGATGGAATAAACGGAACAAGCGGATCATAACCAACCGGATCATCTGGGTCTACTGGATCAGGATCCACAGGGCCAGGGTCAACGGGATCAGAACCGCCACCGCCATCACCGCCACCTTGATCACCACCGCCCGAAGCTCCTCCTCCAGAATCGCCACCACCTGCTGCACCGCCTCCACCGCCTAAATCATCGTAAGTCGATCCACCGCCCGTGTAACCAGGCTGTCCTAACGTGGGCAACATGCCACCTAAATCATCGTAAGTCGATCCACCGCCACCAATGGCAACCGGAGTCGTTCCGTCATAGTACATTTGATCCTGACCCTCGCCCATGCCCTCGCCAAGTGTAACAACATCACCGCCAATAGCAGCTAAATCACCGGGAGATGGACCAAGCTCGTCATATGCTAAACCCTGATACCCATCAACAGTGACCGTTGGTCCACGACCCCCTCGTTCACCCGTTAAGAAGGAATTATATCTATCTTCAAGTTCAGGCAATTCCGCTCCACGGCTAATCCAATCAGTGTACCACTCATAGTCATTCTTTTGAAGAAACTCTACCTTTGGTGATGAAGACAGAAAGTCTTCTGCACCACCGCCGACAAGCTGACCCAACATCGAGGACGGTAAAACTCCGCTCGTAAAACCACGGTCATCGGTTCCAACGGCCGCTGGACCTAAGGACGAACCGCCACCACCACGCAAAATAGCATCTTGATAAACATCATCAGAAGAACCACCGCCAACACTCGTTGGAATATTGTATCCAGAACCTCGGCCAACCTCACCAAAGATATTAGGAGTTGTGTTATAGATTGCCGAATCAAAAAGATTTTCGTCTTCGTCATAGCCAAAATTATCTAAGCCAGCTAGTCTGCTCGGAGGAGCAGAAGAAGAAAGCACAGCACCAGGAGCCGTGATTCCTAAAAACTGCTTGCCCTGATCAACCAAATCCGTAATGCCACCGCCAACACTGCTTGCAAGATTCTTTAAATCACCGCCAAGCTGACCGCCTCTCGTAACCAAATCATCCTTCGCAGCGGCAAGAGAATTTTTAAATCTTT